GCAGTGTAGTAATCGGAGGGGAGTTGAACTAGCAACCCTCCCTCCTTATTACTTCCAGTATTAAATGTAGTAGTACTAAAAGGTGTAGTAATATTCTTTAACATATCAGCTAGCTCTTGTGTAGCTTCAACGCCTCTAGCAGTAACAGCTTTAATTAACTCATCTTGACCTATATTCAATAACTCATCGATAGCCTCTGGAGTAAACTCTGGAGAATTAAAACTATCGACCTTATCGTATAAGATCTTGAATCGTTGATGTGCTTGCGCTAGAGTAAATGTTGCCATTATTTACGTTGTAATTTACCTAAGAGACTAATTTTAACTGACTGCCAATCATCAGATTGTAAGTTTTGAAGTGTGGAGATATAAGAATCCCCGAGCTTCTCGCCACCTTTAACATAATATTTAGGCCCTACTTTCTCAACCAATTTAGCCATCAAGCAATCTTGTAGAAACACAGCTTCCTTATAGAAAGGGTTATTAAACACTTCCAAGAATTTAGTTGGTGAATCTTCAATTACTTGCTTCATATTTGCGTTGATAAAGTCAGGCTTTGAATTATTAGATACTTTAAATTTACCTTCTTCGTATACCTTTAAGAAGTCCATACGTTCAGAGAGTGTCATAGAACCAAGCTTAGAATAAGCTGCAGTTAACAGTTCAAGACTCTTAGCTTCCTTAGATTTCTCAGCCTCTGTTGAAGTGATAATATAATCTGCTCTAGCCTTGTCTTTACAACCATTGATACCGTCTGAATATATACGACTACTAGCCTTTAGAATAAGGTAATCTAGTTTGTTTTTTGCGTTAACGTCACAGTCAAGAATTAATCCTTCTGCTGGAATTTTAATAAAATAATTTCCCCAATAAGCACGATTGTTTTCGTGAAAGTCTTTTTGGTCGGTATTTAAAGCCCAAGCAAGAGCTTCACGTAATAGTGGGGATGTAATCCCTGTTATTACTGCGCCTCTGTTAAATGGGCTTAATTCAGGTGTATACATTGTAAATGTACCTACGTGTAATACTCTACCATCTGAGTTACCAGCCATAGTGCTTAACCATGTAGTTCTATTATTTTTTATAATAAATTTACCCGAAATCTTATTTAATTCCGCTCTATAAATTTCTTCTTGTGTAGGAGTACTAACCTCCTTAACACTAACGTCTTTTGTTATTTTTTCCATTCTTCTTCCTATTTAATTAGATTAATATTGTGACGCAACGTTTTTCAGAAGTTCACACGCCGTAAGAGGATTAGGCATCATAACAGCTTCAGTTGAAGCATAGTAAACACCATAACCGTCCATTGGATGAGACATCATACCACCATGATTTGGACCATATGGAGATGTAAGACCTACTGTATAACCTTTCTGATCTACACGACCTGCAGGTACTACTTTCTGAATATTTGGTTGACCATTGGTTGTTCCTATATTCATGATAGTCATACGGTAGTTTTCTGTGAATCCGCCATCTGGATCTTCCAATCGGTTATCGATAGGATCATCATATTCAGGCATATGCATAACATTCCATTTAACACCTTGAGGCCCTAAGAATGTTCTGTACTGTCCACCAAAACCTAAGTTCTGACCAGCACCAAACACACGCTTAGAATCAAGCGGTTGGAACATAGCTACCTTATCTTCGATAAGTCTATGGAAGGCAATCATACCACGCTCACCAGTCATAATTAAGAATTCTCTACGATCTTGTGGGAGAATGTTAATAGACAGGTTGAGAGCTACTTCCATAAGATAATCCAATGAAAGTGATGTGTAGTAGAATTTGTAAGATGGAGAAATCTGATCTCTCAAACCAGCAGACTGTTTAATAACATAGCCGTTTGAAGCACGATTCACATAAGTACCATCTTCTCTCTTATTTGACTTTCCGTAGAACAATTGGTTATTCTTCTCACGAATCCACTGGAAGTCAGCTACAGCTTCTTGCCATCTAGTCCAAGTATTAACTTTTTCACCTGAAGGTGTAGTCATACTAATCAAGAGTGGACGGTCATGCATATTACCAGGAACAAGATATTCCTTAGTCATGGTAGTGAAACCATTACGCATTTCGAACTGTGAACTGAATTGTGTTCCACCGAACTCATCAGTCATAACGTTAGTAGTTACGCTGTACTCTTTAGATACTCTACGACCACCAGTTAACAATCCTGTAGGGATATAGAAACTAGCATCTGGACGCATGTGCTCTACAGTATAGATCCAGTTAGTACCATTAGGTCTACCATCATCTACAATACGTACCCCGTACTCACGATCATCAAAGATCAAGTAGTCAGTGCGCTGGAAGAAACGTTCTGCTAATTCGAGTTCGAATTGAGCATACCCAAGTCCTGGGAAATTTTGATCTGGAGCTGTGTAGCTCACAATTGCGATCGCCCGACGATCATCACCTTTAAGTGACCAAGAGTACTCCCCGTCATGAGGCATAACTTTAGTAGGATATTTACCAAGCAATGTTTGAACACCACGTAAGCCCATGTAGTCAAATACTTGAACCATAGTGTCCATTACCTTCTGTACATCATTTTGAAAAATACTGTAAAGGTGGTTATCTTGTGTTAATCCTGACCAACTCTTAGCATAACTCACTTGTAGTGGGCTAAATTTTTGTGTTGCCATAATAATTTTTTATTATTTTTTGTTTATGATTTTAAGCTAGTTTTAATAAACTTCAAAGCCTCGCTAGCAATCTTTTTAGGATCTTTAGGAGTCTTATTAGTATATGTATTAGCTTTAGTTTTAATGTTTTTAACTACATTGGTTTTAATCTTTTCCTCTAAAGGTTTAAGATCACCATTGTATAATAATATAAACTGAGCGACTTTAAGCTGCATATCTGGGTCCATTAACTTCTTCTGATACTCAGTCAATCCTGATCTATCTTTCTTAGTTATACCAGAGTAAAGCTTATCTTTCTCAGTAGCATTCATTTCGATACCTTCAATAAAAGTACTTGTAGAATCTACAACTTTTTTAAGTACAGTAAGTTTTTCAGATTCCCGCTCTCTACGTAAGACTTCCTCACGTTCAGCTTCTTTAGCTGCATTCTCGATAGCTTTCTGATTAAACTTAATTAACTTATCTTTCATTTTAATAGCTTGTTTACCAAGCATTCCAGCATCTTTTAAGTCTTCAAGTACACTTTCTACTTCCTCTTCTTCAGATTCCATAACTTCAGTGTAGTACTGTCTAACAACAGATTCAGCTAACTTTTCATCTTTACCTAAATCTTCATTATCTATACCCTCAAGTTTATCAGTAGTAACCTGAGCTACTATTAATGACTCTAAGGATACACCCTTTTTATATAAATCATTGATATACTTGATGGTAGGATCTAATGCTTCTTCAGCTCTTTTAGTAAGAACCGCTTCTACATTAGCTTCAATCCACTCTTCATCTATATCTTTATCTTTTTCTTCATCAAATTCTAAGTAACCCTTAGAAGAGAAAAATTTAGCTAATCCTATAACTTCATCATTTGCTGATTGAACATCTCCTAATGGAGCAGCTACTGGATCAACAGGATCTGCTATAGGTTCATCATCATCTTCTTCAAGATCAGTTATAGAATCAACATCCATGATAGGATTATCTATAGGTTCTATAGGATCATCATCCTTATCATTTTGTTGTGTTTGGGTTGTTTCCCCAACATTTGTTATAGATTCCACTACAGGTATAATCCCATCTTCAAGGGCACCTCCGAGGAAATCCATGTCTAGTTTTTCAAAGTTTTTTTCCATTGTCTTCTTCTTTTTTACAAAGTTAATTCTTTAAGTTATTGATTAAAAGTACTATAAAATAATTTAAATTTGTCTTTTATAGCACTACTTACATCTGAGCTGCTGTTAATGCTTTTATTTTTTTAGCTAGATCTTCCAGCCTAGCAACTATGGCTCCAGCCTGATCTGCTGTATAACTAGATGGTAAGTTAACACTCCAAGGGTCACTTACAGAACCCATATTATTCATTATTTCACCCATTGTACCAGGGTCATTAAAAGCTGATGCTACACTATTCCAAACAGCTGCAGCCAAGTTTTCAGGACTTAATGTTGTGAATGGTGTTATATCTGCCTCTAAAGATAAAGTACCTTTTAAATTACCAGCAAGAGTAGTATTACCTGATAGTGTAGCTTCCATAAAAGCTAATACACTTAAAGATCCTACTAAGCTACTATTTCCTGATAATGTAGCTGACATTTTAACTAAGCTAGTTAAACTACCCGCTATAGTACTACTACCACTTAATAAACTACTTAAGGAAGTAATAAGAGATAACCCAGAAGTCATTGTAGATGTACCACTTAAAGTACTATCTATATTTATACCAAGGGCTAAACTAGCTGCTAATTCACTAGAATTATTAATAGTAGTAGTTGAACTTAATAAACTACCCTTATCTGCCATTACAGTAGAATATGGTGGATTAGTACCTGTAGGAAAACTATCTCTTTTTTCCTGCTCAGATAAACTATATTCCCTCCGCCAATAGTTACGCATAGTCATAGGATTCAACCAGTTATAAGGATTGGTTAAGCCACTATGAAAATGTCCACAAATATTGGACTCTTGAGAATTATAATTTCCTATTAACATTAGTTCCAAACAAAGGTTAATAATCCTGAAAATGCACTATTAGCAGGTGTAGCTACGCCACTACCAACTAACCAATATAAAGCAGCCCCATCATAAATTCTAGGTAAGCTTGGGAACTCAAATAATAAGTTTCTTTCAGAAGCTAAACCTAATGTACTCAGTGGTAATCTTGTTATCTCTTTAATTAAAGCTACTGTGTATTCACCAGATACATAAGATGTAGCATTTTGAATAGTATTGACTTCAGCTATACCAGCATCACCAGCTTGTAAGGGCATAGTATAATTATACTTACCTGCACCTGTAGCTCCTGTATAAACTATAAGTGAATTAGAAGCTGCTGTTTTACCTACTGGTAAAGTAGTTGGTGTAGCTCTTGATGTTGTTTGTGAAGAGTTAGTATAACCTAACGATAAGTTAGGTGTAGCTGCTCCCAATGGGGTAGCATTATTAGCAAATATAATTGCTTGTACCCCAGCACCATTTGTATAACGTGGTAATAACCAAGTTACAGTATGTGTACCTGTACCAGTTGTTGTGATATCAATAGCTGTATTAGCTACGGCATTAGCGAAAGTAGTAGCTAATTTAAAAGTAGTATCTGAAACTTTGATTACATAATAATCAGTAGCAGTAGCTAATCCTCCAGGTAATGTAGTAGTAGTAGTTAATCTAACTCTAGTTCCTGTAAGTATATTACTAGGAATATTTGCTGTGGAACTCCACGTACAAATATCAGTAGTATCGTTAGCTGTGAATGTATCAGATTGTCCTAAAGTATTAGTAGTAGCTTGTGCAGTAGTAGTTGTTACAGATGTTACCCTATAAAAACCTATCACATCAACTAAAGCCATTGTACATGGTACAACTGTAGCTGCTGCTGTTACTGCATGAGCATTTAATAAATATTTATAATAACTAGGCTGAACATTACCACCATGCTGCATAGCTCCAGCATTAGTAGTATTATCTTTTACAGCCTGGAACGTTAAATTAGTTCCAGCATTAAATATAGCATCAGCGGGAGGATTACCACCACCTCTGAATAATGTATGCCACTCGTTAGCTACAGCGGCAGTAGTAGGATTAAAGTTTTTACCCCAAGATAAGTCAAATTTTTGACCGTTACTTAAAGCATTTATAATTTGATCGTTAGATGAAAATCCAGCCATATCTTAATTCCATATTAGTTTTAGACTACCTTGTAATACATTTGAAGCTAAACTTCCTTGTGGTAACACAATGAAATTTAAAAAGGCATCGTCGTAAATTCTTGTTATATTTGTTTGATGTAATAATAAATCTTTTTCAGTTGGTACTGCTACTACACCAGCAGTAGTTGTTAATGAGTTTCTAAAACAGATTTGTACAATTGGTTTTACAAGTATTATAGTAAACAATCCTACATCTGATCCTAACATAGTTACAGATTCTATTGATCTAACACCACTATCACCATCTTGTAATGGTAAGAATGGTCCTGGTGAATTAGCTGTAGTATTATTATGAGAAGTTACTGTACCAATAACATTGAAAGTATTTTGTGTAATTACAGGAGTAACTCTACCAGCTATACCATCTTGATTAGTATAATTTACAGTAAATTGTTGACCTCCTGTTCTAGCACCAGTAGTTATAGCCATCATTTGTACACCTTTACCATCTGTATATCTTGGTAATGTTACTGTATTATCCATAACTTGAGGATCAGTAGTACCATCATCTATACTTGGGTAATACAATAAATAGTCCAAAAGTATGGCATTCATTGGTGCTACTTGTGTAGTACCTGATGCACTGCTTTGAACTGTAAGTTTAGTTAAAAACTTTTCAGAAGGAGATACATTAGGACCATGATAAAATCCACCATCAGTAGATTGTGTAATAGCTTTAGCTTCTAATGGAGCTGCATCAAACCAATATTTAGGAGTAGGCATTCCAGGACTCATAGATAAGTCAAACCATATACCTGTATTAGTAACCTGTGAAGGTACTTTTCTCCAGATATATTCTCTTTTTTTACCACTAAGTTCTGAATCTATTAACTCACCTATTGATTTGAATCCCATTACTTTTGTACAAGTTTTGTACCACCATTCAGTTTAGAAGACATCTCCATTATAATTGTAGCATTACAATCACATGCTCTTATCTTCTCACCATTTGGTAATACTATAATTTCTAAATTACACTTTGAACATTTATACATTAGTCTTCTGTAATTGATAATGCAGCAATAGCAAATTGTGGTTGAATACCGCTAGATACGCTTCTTGATGCTGTTAATGCTCCACTTATTACTAATTGACCTGCTCCTGATGCTGTAGTTACTAAACCTACGTGAGTAATTGTTTCAGTACCAGAAGTACATTCTGGGAATTGTAGCAATCCTGCATTTGTAAATGTAGAACCTGAATCAGTCCATCCAGATGATTTGGTTATAGCTACCCTAGCATAAGAACCATAGGCACACTCATTTGTAATAGCTGTACCTGCTTCTCCAGGATCAGCAGTATATAAAGCAAGATATATTGTAGCACCAGCTCTCCATGAAGGATCTGTACCTTGGAGCATAGCTTTTAATATATCGTTTTCTGTTGTATTTGACTTACTCATTTTAAAATATTTATTTTAATTAAATCTCCAGATGAATTATACTGAAAAGTTTTTTTATAGGTAATCTTACCTTTATAGTCTATCTCAGATATATTAGAATTAGCATCATATGTAAAGTATGCTGAATGTGAATATTTACCACCAGTATAGTAAGCTATCATAGTTATGTCACCAGTAGTAGAATAGAACAATTGTTTATTATAATTACCAAGATCTGAGTCTTGAGTATTATCAATTAGTTCACTACCATTACCTGTAGATTCTAAACGTAATCTACCATTAGCTAATCCTATATAAGATTGACCATTTAAATCATAATAGATCTTACCATAAGTTGCGGTCTTACCCGCATTTATTTTACGTATATTATCTGCCATAATTCATACTAAGCTCAGATAAACAATATTGAGCTTTTAAAGTTATTTTATTAACTATTAACCTTTTTAAGGTATTTATTTGATGTTCAGAATATTGAGTCGCAGGGCCGAAATCTAGGGAAGGAAGAAGAAGATTGGTAGCCTCTATTGAGGTTTCCCATAGAAAATCATCTAAAGATTCATACGTTCCTAAAAACGAGGTATTAATAATAGTATAAGCACTCTCAATCCAATGAGAGTTCTTCATATCACCAACTAATAAACCTAGTACTTCGACCCTACTACTCATAATAAATTAATCAAAGTCTTCTACTTTTTCATTAACAAGAAGAGCTAGTCCTCTAGCGAAATCAAGGCTAACATTTTCAACCATTGAGTTGAAAGCGTTATCAATAATAGCTTGAATACCAATATCAAATACAGTCTCTTCAAGACCTTCTACAGACACATCCGTAGATTTGATAAAGTTGTTGGTAATGTAAAAATTACCAGAGATAGTTACAAGAATGTAACCATCATTGTAAAGATAAAGTTTTGTTGAATTCATTTTATTGTTTAAGTTTTGTATATATCAAATAAAAGTTACCATTTATGTTTTCTCTTGAAGCAAATGGTAAATAGTAGTTAGTTAAATCTATTTTATAATGAGAAGTATCTAAATAAGATTCTAACTTATTTTCTACCGCACCTGCATATCCTATTTTAGCTACAACTGTTGCTTTACTATATTGGTTTATCCCCATAGCTACATTATTATCTATATTGATCTCATATTTACCAGGACCATTATATATAGAAGAAAATT